ATTTGAAACTATTTTCTATTCCGTTCGTTTACCATTTTATTTATAATATTTTCCTTTGTCTTTTCCGATCTCAATGCTTTAGCCAACAACGGTGCTCCTAACATTTTAGCACCTAGACTCATCGGAGACTTAGATATTAAAGGCAATATATCCATGTTCATTTGGCCTGTTTCAGGGTTTTGCATCAACTTCAAGCCTTTTGTGTTTTTATCTATTAAACTTATATAATCTCTAAGCTCATTTCTGAGAACTGGATTAGGAAATAACGCCTCAAATTGTTTGTTACCAAGTGAATTTTTGCTTAATAAAGTTTTAAGCTTCAATGGGTTTAATACGTTATTTTCATCCATTGCTCTTTGTAGATAACCATATCCTAACAAATTTCGGTCTTCCAAAGGCAATTTTTCGGTGACTTTCTTGGTTAGATTCGCTCTATCAGAAGATTTACCCGTTTTAACAAAAGACTGAATTAATGTTTCTGGATCTGCATTGCCATTAATGAATTTGTAAATCTTCTTATCAAGGAACGGTGAGAATTTCTTAGCATAATTTTCCTCAGCTGCCTTGTATGCATCTTTCAATTCTTTGTTTCCTGAATTTTCAATCGCTCCTTCAATATCACCTTTGAGAGTACGCGCTAAATCACCAAACACGCCGGACAAATGCCTATCAGATGGGCTGATAGATGCACCATGTTTATTGGCTAGTTGGTTCAATTTACCCTTGAGCAAGTTTGCCTCTTCAAGGGTTGGATTCGTGAACTTTGTTTCTTTTAATAATGGCTCACCGCGCTCATTTACAATCTTGCCGACCGTCGTTTCTGATTTAACAGGTGATTCGTAGCGCCCTAATTTTCTCAGAAGTGCCTGCATTTCAGGTTCGTACTTGAGAATGTTGGTGTCTTCAATAGCGTTTTTGTGCTTACCAACTTTCTCCGCAAACTTTGGCAAATCTAAATGAAGTCCTGTTTCTTCAGCCAACTTATTAACGTTTGCATAATGAGCATTCTTTTCTCCTTGATGTGATTTATAAGAAGATTTAAGCGCATCATTGAGATACTTATCTAGGTTCTCAATGTCGCTTTTTCCTGCCAATTGGTCTATCAGGCTATGGCCGCGGTTAATAATTTCACCTGCATTCTTTTGCATGGATTCATTAACGCCAGAGAATGGTATTTTGGAGAGGACGTTTTCATTGAGACGTTTCAGCATAGGATTGCCAATAACATCTCCTAGACCTGTCTCGGTTCCTTGTGTAATGCGTAAGTTATCCAATAACTCTTCTGGAGATAAATTACCTCTAAGCATTTTAGAGGGTCTAAGTGCATTATATGCCCTTTCTATTCCTTTACCAATCAATGGAGAAGCCCCACCCAATCCCATACCTAGTAATTGATTGTCTGGTGAATAAGCGCCGCCTAGTATTGCATTACCTGCTACTCTAGATAATGTGGGTGATTTACTTAAAATGTTACTCGCATGCTTAATCCCCTCAGCAATCACAGGTATTTTCATTGCTGAATTCGCAGTATGTGACAATTCTGGAATTGTGCCCAAAGCCTTTAATGCGGATGGACCAGAAAAAAAAGATAGAATCTCTCCTGCATTGGTCGCAGCACCTGGTGGTGAGAAATTAAACATTGGACTCTTAGGAAGATTGCCGCCTAATGCATTAACGCCGCTCGCACCTAAATTATATAATCCAGGAACTATATTAGCTATTCCCTGACCAAAGCCGCCCGCCAAATTTCTTGCTGTACGCCCTAATCTTTCAATAGGCTGATTTATATATTGATCAGCAAAATTTGCGTTGCGCTCTAAAAATCCAGGTTGTTGTGATTGATTACCATTGGGAGCTGGGAATTTATTTCTTAATATAGATTTAATTTGATCCAAGGGCATTTCATCAGGAAATTCGGCGGTTTTTCCATTCGGCAATTTAATAATCATTCCATTTTCTCCAAATCGCCAGTTTCTGGATTGTAACGATAATCTGCCTTTCCTTCATGAGGTGAAGGATTACTTGAACCTTGTGCATTAGACGCACCTAAATTAATTTTTTTTCTTTCTTGAAATCCTTTTTTAAGTCCTTCAATAAAATAATTTTGGGCAGCTTCTCTAGCATGAGCACTAAGTTTTGGAAAGGCAGATTTGATATTTTGCATTCCTAAATTCATAAGCTCTTGGGTAGAAGTAACACCAGGCTGACCATTGGCTAAACGTATTTGATTCTGTGCGATCTCATACTGCAACTGTTTTGAGGCAATAAATTTCCCTAATCTGTCTTGTGATTTATCATCACTCTTAAATGAATCAATAATTTGTGCAGGACTATACCCTAGATAAGTATTCCCATAAGGTCTTAATCCTTCTTGTGCATGTTTTGCAAGAGCATCAATTTCTGCTTCTGCTTGGGCTCCTTTAATATTTCCAGTTATCAATGGGGCAGTTGTATCATATTTTGCTAATCGATTAAGAGAACTCTTAGCAGCCTGAGATAATGGTTTAATTATTGTGCCATCCGCAAGTCTATTACCTCCTTCGCGAAGAACATTAGATGCCTCATAAACCTGATCAGGACTTAATCCTGGATTATCTCGCCCTACTAAATTTTGAAATAAAAGCTCCTCTTTTCCTCCTACCCCTACGCCTCCTCCTCCAAATTTACGAATATTTGCTAAAGCCTTTGCTGAATCAATTTGAGATCTAGTTAACTGAGGATAAAATTGATTCTTTAGTTCTAATTCCTTTGCTTCTAAAGGCGTCATCGTATTGTATTTGTTCGTTAAAGCATTTCTATTGTTTATTTCAGATTGAATGTTGGGGCCGTAATATTGATTATGTAGCTGAGCAAATGCATTGGCTAATCTTAATTTATCAGGCAAATATTGATTAGTAATATTTTGCCCTTCGGTCAATGCATTTCTATTATTAATCTCCGATTGAATATTAGGACCATAGTATTTATTCTCTAACATCGCTTTTTGCAATGCATTCATACCGCCCATAGCAGTAACTAAAGGACCGCCTGGGCCAACATCTGCAACAACTCTTGGTAATGGTAGAGCCATAATTCACCTATAAGAAAGATCCAATAAGACTGCCTATGCCGCCAATAGTATTCCAAAAATCCTGCTTTCTTCCTGCTTGACGTCCATAAGCTGCTTCACCCATTTTATTACCCATATTGTTATACATTCCTGATAATGCATTGGCGGCATTTTGTCCACCATTCATAAGATTTTGCTGGCCTTGACCATATTGTGTATTGATTCCTAAAACATTTTGTAGCCATTGGTTTTGGTCACCAGAGGCAATATTGGCTGCGTTTTGTTGCATGTAATCAATTAATGGCGTACTTCCCGATAAGCCACTTGCAGAAGCTGCATTTTGTGCGGCATTCATGGATTGTTGTTGTAAATATCTGGCATGAGGACTTTCTTGATATTTACCCATCAAATTATTTATAAACCCGCTAGGATCTTTCTGGCCTTGTAACCAAGTTTGATAATCTCCAATTGCTCCTTGGCCAGCATTTAGGTACGGTTGTTGCGTTCCTTGAGCGCGATTCATCCACTGCTGGTATTGTTCCATCGCTTTATCATAAGGAGATCCAGAGTTACCAAAAAGTCCTCCAATTATCCCGCCGATTCCGGATAAAGCGCCCTGCGCATCAAATCCATAATCTGGATTGCTCCAACCACCACCCATCGTATTTGGCATTTTCCACATTCCTTTGTGATTAATTATTCCGTTACTTATCTAAACAATTACTGTCCATTGTGCTACACCTGCAATCACTTGCCATATTTGCAATTCCGCCGTCCTTGGTAATACTGGCGTATTAGCATCAGTCACGTAAATCATTTGCCCTTCTTGGGGCGACTGTATTGCATTTCTTTGTGCTAAGGTAATTCTCGGAACACCTATCCCATTTTGAGTCAAATACTCCCTTAATGACTCAATAAACGTTGCCATAAAATCAGACCAAACATTACTTAAGTAGACCTGATCCTTAATCACCGGATCATAAGTTGGGAAATTATCAAGGTCTCGTGCCATTCCCCTACTCCGGTAATTTTTCATAAACCCAGGCAGCGCCCAGAACTATGAAGGGTATTTCATTAAAAAACTCGATCTTTGGGGTATATCCTTGCCCTCTAGGCGTTGTTCCTAATTTTCTCCAAACCGTGCGAAACGTTCTTTCCCCTAGCTTTCCCATAGAAGCATGCAAGTAATTTCCAAATGTTTGTGCCCCATCTTTAGAAATAGCTAAGAAGACCGTCGGCTGGCCTCCGCCTACCTCAATACCTGTCTCTAATATGATGTTTTGTGACAATTCGGTAAGAATAATTTGAGTATCTTCTGTTAGAAGATCCACATCTTCTATGTGGGTAATGTCATTAGAGCCTTGCAAGAGATCGAGTTGAAATCTATCAATTCGAAGCCTGTTATATCCATCCGGTGACATCTGTCTTCCAATACGCATACGTCTAATGGTTTCACCATCATTGGTAGATACTTGATTATCAACTATGTAGAAATTTGCCGATTTATACGAACCGTAATAATTAACTCCATTAAAATATGCGTGAGTCTGTGCAGGATGACGATCGCCATTTAGAACTTCTTCTTCATGCCATTTAACAGCCTCTGGGGTACTCATACTCACATTTAAAACAAAGGTATGATTAGCACGCGTGAAGTTTAGCCGATAGAAAATAAGTCCATTTTCTTTAATTAAAATTCCTCTGGCATCAGCAACACCTAAGAGTGGATCGGCTGCATATTGTGCCAATTGAAAATCTAAGGCTCTGTTGCTAACTGGGATAGATTCTGTTCCCTTAACTTCCATAACACTTGAGAGCCCATCCCTGTCTTGAGATAAGAAAAACATTCTATCTAAGCCTACAATAATACTTCCTAATGCAGGCGTTCCCACTTCCATTAATAGAGAATTATTGCGGCGAAATGGTAGATTCGTTCCTGCTCCCGCATTTTCCCAAACTTCCGTGTAGTTCTGAGAAAATAAAAAGATTCTTCGATGAAGCGTTCGACATCCAACAATTGTTCCTGGATGTGATGTGATACTGCCCAACTGTAATTGGCCTGTGAGTTTAATTGTATTGGTGGGAGTTCCGGCCATTGTAATATCAATAATAATCGGAGGATTACTAATCGCATTTTGATAGGTGGTTGCAAGCTTAATTGTTCCTGGGTTCGTCGTGGAGGAACTAACCCTTACCGCAAAATAAGTAGTTCCTGCAACCAATGGGGTAGGGAGGACTCCAGTTGTTGAAACGGTAACTGGAACACCAGTAGCAAAATTATCATTCGTGCCACTTAATGTTAAAATATCGGTGGCTGGATCGGCTGTAAATGTTAGTGCGGAAGAATCGCCTCCTGACCATACCATCCCTTGATTAAATGATGACAGTTGAAAATTATTTGTATTTCCATTGGCAACCAGAAAAAAGCCGTCTAGATAACAAACATCCACAGGAGTTGCGGGGAACCCCTTATCAGTAATTTGTTCAAATGTATTAGCGTTGATATCCCATATCCACCCAAGCTGCCCATCTACAAATATGATTTGAAATTGATTCGCATCAATTCCTACATAACCTGTTGTAGTAGTAAGATTTCCGATAGGAGAAGTTATAAGGCTTCCTGTTGGACCTGAGATCCTATAAACGCCAGATCCAAAGACTTGATATATTGCATCTTGAAATACAAAGGATGCGCGAGAGCCACCCGTTTGTGAGCCAAAATCAAGATCGGCATTGACTAATCCAGAGGTCGGCAATAGTACTTTGGGTCTTTTACCATTGGGATCCATATATTCAAATAGATTAACGGTGCGCTCAGCATTTATCGTGCTCACACGTTGATTGTCATAACTTCCGACAATATCGTAATCTACGCTCTCAATTCCCATGATTAATATGCCAAAATGTTTTGCCAATAGAAAGGCTCAGGTCTGCTTAATATGGCAGTTGGCCTTATAGTTAAATCTGTTTCATTTGAGTTTTTAATGGTATTAAAATAATCTTGATATTGTTGCTCTGTGGTATCGGGCCAATTGCCTGAGGGATAATAAGCACGAAATCGTCTTGCTAATCCAAATTTTAAGAACCCATAGTAAAAAGGAGGAAGATTACCTAACCCTTGATTTGCTTCTACCTTATCTAGCATGACTTTCACACCCAATAAGCAGGGGTAAGGTTGGTCAGGTGCGGGATATAAAGTAACAAAGCTTTCGAAAGGCTGCTTATCCAGATAAATAAAACCAGGGCGCGTGTTAAGTGGTGTAAGACGAGTTACGCCAAAATATTGTGCTTTATTGATGATTTGCAAAGGATAGATGATGCCTTGACCAGCACTAGGAACAGTATAATTAGCAAACGATAAATCAATTAATCGATTACTATTTACATCGGCAACCATGAGATCGGATATCGAATAAGTCGCCTGCCCCGCAATCATATTAAAGCTTAATTCAGTAAGGTATGGGATATAAATACTATCGGCTGAAAAGCTATCAAGCATTTCATTTATAAGCTCAAGTCCTGATGAGAGCATAAATGAGTCGGGTGTTTCGCCCACACCAAGTTCCCCTAACATATACAAGGAATTAATGATTAATTCATTGGTCGTGCGGATAACTTGGCTCATAAATGACAATCCTCATGTTGAATAAATAGGAGAAAATCGACACATCAATAGGACATGTCGATTTAATCGACTAATTCAACGGAAACGCATCTTCAAGCCCACTACAAAGCTTGCGTGCAGATCCTTTAGAGGTCATTTCATTGTTGCTCATGAATGCATTAAATTCTCGCATTTCAGCAGGAGCTCCAGGACGATTTCCCATGCGCGAACGCATTTTAGCTTGCTCTGAGCGAACAAAAGCATTGTTTGATTGAACCATTTTATCTTCTTTCATTTCCTTTCCCCTTTAATTTAGGTTTATCCCGTGGCTTATCTTCTGATTCAAGTCGTATTTCTGCCTCTACCTTTTCTCGGTAGTTTTTGGCCTTTCTAGGACAGTCGAACCAAACGCCCGATGCTTTAAGCTTAGCGCCCTCATCTTCTTCTACGTATCGACATGGATCTATGGGGTGATATACGCAAGTGAGCATCGGGAACCTTCCTTATGACAAGACGCGAACTGCATATTGTTGATGCCATTTAAAGCCGCACAACAAGTCAATACGCATATAGTTTTGATATCCCAAAATATCGCCTGTTTGCGTTACCGCAAGAGACAATCCAGTTTCAGGATCTACCGCTACTGATGCATACGGAACTTGAAGTTTGTACAATGGAGGGCAAACTATATCCAAGCCACGAGATGGGTAAGCAACATTCACATTGTGCGTGCCAACCATAGTGACAGCCGCATCATCTGGAATTGGATTACTTACGTTTCTATTGGGATTTTGAGTATCAGATATAACTGCTGGGCTTACTTGAACGGTGATATTTCCTGAACCATCAGAGCTTGCATTAGCAGTAACAACCCATTGCATGTCCTGACCTGTGCTTGCACGACCAACAGGGTTAACAGATTGAACGCCCGCAATAGATATCACATCACCTACAACGAAGTAATCAGTTATGTTGATTGTTGCACCATCCATTACAATAGTGCTTCCGGAAGATACAGCACCATTCACCAATAAAGGATCGGATGAATGTAATCTAGGTCCTGCACCAGCTGTATGATGTTTAATATTTTGAGATTGGAATATATCAAAATAAGATAAGTGCCCAATGGCAGAAGAGCGCACGATGTCTTCGTTAAACACTGGAGTAAAGTTATTTAACAAAGCACCTTTTAAGCTTGAGCCATCACGAACAGTCATTGCAAGATAAGCATCAGATGCAATATTAACGCCCTGTTCTAATAATTTAGCACCCGCAGTATCAACTGTTGTGAAAGAGTTAATGGGAACACCTGCGGTTCCTGTGAAGAAGTTTAATTCTTGCTCTGCAGAACCACCAATATCTGTTTCCATCTTTGTTATGATTTCCTGAATAGCAGGAGCAATAAACAAACGGGAAAAGTCTTCTATCCGTAATGATAAATCTTGGATAGTGTAGGCAATTAATGCATGGTATTGGTGAGCAATAACAATTGATTCAACTGTTTCAATAATTGATTGAGGTGTAGCAACAGAGCCATCCCCAACAATAAAATGATTTTGTCTTCTAACCTGTAATGTATCGCCAATTTTATATCCAGAAGATACGAAGTCATCTTGATAAATTCGAGATGCTGTCATAACAAAAGGAGAGTTATTTGCAAACATTGCAAGGGCAGTATTTGATACGAGATCGGTTGTAATAAATTGATTAGGCATTTTCTTTCGTTCCATTTATTCCATTAAATGGCACATGGCGCTATCAACTTTTTGGTCTTCCGTGTTTGGACCTAGGGTTTCGAATCACTTCCATGTTCCGGCTTTCATCCGCGCTCTGATAGCAGATGCGGGTGTCTTATCCGTAACGGCCCCTGAAGAATGAGCAGGATTTGCTTTGATTTCTCCTAACGGATTGGCTTTAGTGGCACTATTTACTTTGCCGCTATTGCCATTCATCAAAGAAAACGACAGCTTATTAACTTCTCGAGCCTGATCTAGTGGATGGAGTCGTGAAATTCGTTCAAGTTCAGATTTATTTTTACCTAATTTGTAAGCGACTTCAGCTGGATTCTCGACAAGTAAGAGTGCATCTCTTACATGTGGTGTGAAGGGCACATCATCCCCTCTCACTACATCATCGAAGTCCTCGTACTTGTCAGATGCTCTGTCAAACTCATTATTTAAACGCTGATACTGTTTATGTACATGTGCTTGACGTTCTGCATCACGGGCTTGCCTCTCTTCATGTTCCTTCGCTCCAAGGGCAAACCGTACAGCCTTTTCAATCCTTTCTTCTTCCGTCATCCCAGGAGGATTTGGCTGTCCTGGTGATGGATAAGGATTGCTGTTATAGGGCGAATGATGATTATTGCCTGAGCCATTCGATAGCTGTGACTCCAAATGCATAAGTTTTTCATGCATCTGGCGAAGTTCCCTTTGATGCTTTTTCGCCTGCATTCCCAAGCGCTTTTTAACACCATAAGGATCGTCTTCTAATCCTTGTCCAAACTCTGAGCTTCCTTGCTCTTCGCTATCTCCTGGCCCAATACCATCATTGGCACCATCAGATACTTCGCCTGTCTCTTCAGGTAAATTATTCTGTTCTTCTTCCATGAATTCTACTGCTCCATTTCGACATACTCTTATGCCCAAGACCCTACGGTTGGCCTGAAACCCTGAGAAAATCCTTTTCTCGCTAACTGGTATTATATAATTAAAAAAATACTGATTGTACGCCATATGTACGGATATAAAAAAAATATCGTATATTTTTCAGGCATTTTTGATTTATGGAGACCGGAGATTGATGTTAAATCCCCGGCATTTAACTTACAACTAGGACTCTTTTTTGTGATGGGGGTTATTATGACGATGAATATCAGATAAAACGGAGGCTAGTTTTGCTGAGAAATCTTTTTCTGATCTATCTGCATCAAGCAATAATTTGCCATGCTCCACTTTAATTTTTTGCTCTTCAATAAGCCCTTTACGGTTAATTTCCTGAGCCTTTAATATCATCTCGGCTTGCTCAAGCCTATGTTTTTCACGTCTTATTTGTAATTCTTCGGCGCGCTCTAATAGTTGCTGTTCCTCTATCTTCATTTTTTGTTCATTCATCATGAGTTGTTGCTGCTTTTGTTGCATCTCTTGCTGCATCATTTGCTCTTGAGGAGAAGGTGGCTGTGGGGGTAATTGTTTTCCGTCTTCTTTTGCCAATATTTGCGGTGGAACAAGCGTTTTGAAGCGCTCTGCAATTTGCGGCATGTATTGAATATCAAGGTTTTTAGCCCAGAGATCGGCAACTAATGGGAATGTTTGAGGGGCGGCTTGTAAAGTTTGTTGGAAGAATTCTAAAGCGATATCTTTTTGTACGGCAAAACTTGGGCCCGTATCAATTTCAATATCATATTCACCTGAATCCAATACATTTTCTAGAATATTATTCCCTGATTCATCTTGACCTGCTACTTTATTTAACGTAATTGAATCCGAGCGCCCATCCGCTTTAGATATAATCATCGAGCGCTCAAATTCTCCTGCTATAACCGGAAGTAAATCAAGAACAACGCGCCCTCCTTGTTCAATTGCCTGATTTAAGTTATCAAACCAAACATAAGCTGACATTGAGCCTTCAAGTTTTCTTTCACGTCTTGCTTTACCTGACATATCACGACCTTGGATTTCCTCTGTTTCAGAAAATCCTAAAATCTCTCTCATATCCTGGCAGCCTCTTTGATACTGAGTTAATAAGGATTGAGATAATTCCCAGGGAGGTAATTTAGTAGGCATAGCCCCTGTAATTGGATCGGGCTTTGCTATTAATATGCCATTTTGCAGCTCAGGATTTCTCCACATCTGCTCATTGCCTAAAATATTATCCGGCGTTCCAGTCCACTGCTCACGCCTTCTATTCTTAATCTCGGCTGCCACTTCAGAGCCTACATAATTTACAAATTTCTGTGCATCTTTTGCCTCATGGACAAAGGATCTACAATATTGCTGGCCATTAATAAAATTAGAATCCCCATCAACAAATATCAAGGGCAGGTATTTAGAAGGCCAGTGGGTGAACTTTATAATTTGATTTTGTGTAAGCAAGAATTGTCTTATCGTATAATCTTTGCTCATGCGCTCCCCATGAATTGAAGGAATGGATTGTTTAATCATATCTCCAACAACCTGTGAGCTATCAGCTAATTGTTTTCTCATCTCAATTTCTTTTTGCATATCTTGCCATTCATCTTCAGTAACTGTTGTGCCATCTGTTAACAGAAGAACTTTTAAGGGGAACCATTCTTTTCTCGTATATTTACATACCACGATTGTATCGCGCGTCTCCCATTGAAAATCTAAAAGCATTCGAGGATCGGTATATGAGATAGGATTTGTGATATTGGGGAATGTGGCGTAGAACTCTTCTTTGGTATAAATATATTGTCTTGCACAAAAATTACCATCTCCTTTGTGTGGCTTGATGGCGGTTGGATCAAATGATGTCCTTATCACATCAGGGATTAATTCATAGCGTATTATTTTATTAAATGACCTGGGGCTCTCATAATCTAGGCATATCTCAAATGCACCCCATCCCATCATGAGCGCTTGCTTAAAGGCGGTTTGATATACCAAATCATTTTGTGATTGATAAGAAATAGTACGGACCAAATCTGCTCTTAAATCAATTTGTTCTTGCTTTGCTTTCCCATTAAGAGAACGTACCATTAAATCAGGCTTGTTTTTTCTTTGCTCACCCACTATCTTTTTTGTGGTGTCATAGAGTTTATTAAATGTCATGGCAGGCTTTAAAAGACGTGCGAATTCAGAACGTTCTACAGCAGACCATTGGGCACGTAATAATAAATTCATATCATCCTTACCGCGAACCATATTCTCACCGAAATACCCATCCCATAAAACCAAGTCTTCGCGTGCTGAGTTTAAAACTTCTGCTTCATCAATTCCCGCATCTTCTAATTCTTCGCGTAAGGATGCGTTAATAGAATCAATTTCCTCAACATCCATTTGCTCAGCAATGGTCTCCATTCCTTAATCCCCTTCCATGGTTTAATAATCCGATGTATGGCTTTGGATAAAATCAAAGCCATACATTAACAACTAAGCGCCCTCAATAACCTCTACATCAATTGATTCTTTAGGCATCTCAAATTTCTTCCAATCGTCTGCTAAAAAATCTTCAACACAGAATATAAAATTTCCCGCGTTAGGCTGTGGATTTAATACTATCTTCCACACATACTTCATGCCATCCATGAGTTTTAAATAGCCATCTGCTAAACTCCAAGAGGCACGACACATGGATTCACCACTTTGTAATAAATCAAGCGCTTCCTTAAATAACATCTTCACTTCTCCTTTTTTATGGTAAAACTGTTAGCTGACATGAGCCACTAGTAAAGACAGGCTTATACCATTGGTGACCATCTGAACCCACCGCACCTACAAAGTCTGTAGCTAATAAAGCAACATTTTGCGTATGAAGGTAATTGTCTAGGAAACCTGCAGCTGCTATTTCTGCAAGAGTATTGTTAGGGCAATATAGATGACCAAATCTTGGCACGATATTGTTTTGTCCTGGGAAATTTAGCGAAAACTGATTTACTTGTGGTGCTGTCATTTTAACTCTCCTTGTTATTTGAACTTTTAAAATATCCTCATTACTGGATTAAACATATCAACGGGTTTTCTATCACCCATCTTGTCTTTAACAATCCTGTCACTTGCTATTTCAAGACAGCCATAGCCTAGGCCATCCATTGGGTGAGAAGACATATTTTTATTGGGCTTATCTTTGTATCTTTCTTCTCCTGAAACAGCAACTCGTGCATAAACATAATCTTTAACAAATCCTTTGAATAGCACAGGGCAACCCCTTCTAGACAATACCAAGCCTGGTTTCCCATCCACCATCTTATTTAAAAAGTACCTCACCGAACCAAGACGCGGTTCAATATCATTGGTGCGTGCGTTGTGTGTTGGGATCCCTAGCGAATTAAGCTCACCGATGCACGACATTTCCTCTACTATCTCGTTTCTAGCGCTGCCCGCAGGATCGGCAACCGATAATCCCACTTTACAATAGGGAAAATCTTTAGCAAGCGAGGGAATTACAATAGATTCAGCAAACGTTCTAATCCCCATGCCATCGGCAAGATATTCTTTCAGTATTAACAATTGCCCTCGTGGGGTAAGCTGCAGCACAACACATGCAGGTGTTAACCCAAAATCCCAACCCAAAATAAGTTTTTCTCCTTGAATGGCATCCACATGCTCTACCGCATGAAAATCAGGGTTAAACTCAGGATAAACACGCTTGCCAAACCCAACAGCCCCATACTCGCCAAGGCAAAAGACTTTAATAAATTCCTGAGATTGTCCTTCTGCCAGCATCTCGTAATAATTATCAGGTAGATGATTGGCGTTATCAGCCATAGGATTGCGAACCCATCGATTATCGTCATTTTTTATAAGTCCTGGAGGTTGTTTAAATAATTTATGGTTCTCAAAACTACTTTCCTCAAAATCTTTATAAATCCAGTGGTCATCTTCTGGTGGGTTGGTATCAGCGATAATCCCAGACCAATAATGCTCTTGACAAAATGCTTTAGAAGGATAGCGATTAACACGACCTTTCATATGGGCAAGAGCAGCTTTAGGAACTTCAGAAAGCTCATTGATATAACACCCCGTAAGCTCTAACGATTTAATCTTTCGAACATCCTCTGGCCTATCAAGGGCTATAAATAAAAGCTCAAGCTCTACAATGCCTCTCCCATCATTAAAGGTATGCTCATATGTCATAATCGGCTTTTGACGCTTATGGATATCGCCTAATTCATCAAACCATGAAAGCCAAGTTGCTAGGGTTGTAGACTGCAACTCCCCACTTGTGTTTCGAACGATACCCCATCTTCCCCTTCTTCTTCCAGAGTGCCAAATTGGCATATTACAGGTGCGCCTAACAATTTCTGTAATTGCCCACGTAGACTTGCCGCTTCCATATGGACCCATAATGACACGCACAAAGCTATTATCGCGATGAGCAATATCACCAGTTGCGGTTGGCAAATATATTTTATCTTGTTCCCTAGCATGAATAATCATCCCTGTATCATTAATGGTTAATTGGCGCTCAACTCCCTTTCGCCTTCTATCCTCAATCTGAGCAATGCGTTTTGCAATAGCTGAAGCAGTTAGTGTCATTTTTCTAGAATATGCCGTGGTGGAGGTGTTTTAAAATTAGGCTTATTATGCAGATCTTCTTTTGTTGTAAACCGCACCCCGCACTTAACACATTCTCTCCTTCTCATCACATTGTTTGAACGAAAGTCTTTGTTCGTATCAACTACTCTCGAATTCGGGTAATTACAGGATGTGCATTTCATTATTTTCGAACTCCCCGCAATGTTTTAACGAAAATACAGCGTGCTGCATGTGTATGCCGAGTCTCAGGCTTTGTTGCATTGTAAATCTCAGACTCGGCTAAATGATTAGAAGCATAGGCAGGAGCCGTCTCACGCACCTTTTTTTTCTTCTGTTTCTCTACCCAAGTATTTTGAATGACAGGCATATAATCCCTTATTTTTTGCCTAACTTGCTTAATGTTTTAGCTAAATTAGCGCGTTTTGCTAGAGTTGGATTACTCGATTTTGCAGCCTTATCCAATGTCTTTTTTGGGATCTTCTTTCCTTCGGGGATGTGAAGTTCTCGATGAAGCGCGCCCTTTTTGATGTTAGCCTTTTGTATCCATTTTTCACTCATTTTCTGCTATCCCCCTTTTCCATTTATCTTTAATCCATTCGCCAAGGCTTTCTGAAAACGCAGCTAATTCACGAAGAAGCGCTGCGCGCATTTCTGGCTCATGGTCTTTAAATGCTTTCTCTAATGCAGGCACTAAATTATCAATAACAAATTTACTTAATAAGCTCATCATGACCCCTAGTACTAGTAATATTCTTTTTGTCCATAGTTCGCTCGAGTCTGAGTAGGTAAATTACGACACGCACCAGCTTTGGCAAAAGCTTCCTCAGTAACCCTTTGGCCACGCACAACCTCAGGCGCTGGATCGTTGTATTGACGTGTGGGTTTCTCAGATACATATTTAGCGCTCATTATTTTCCTCCATAGCAATCAGTTGTTTTGGGCATCTTTTTCATAGGCTTCATCTTTTCATGAAGATGCTCTTCATGCTTCTTGTGCATGCTCTTTTCAGCTTTCTTGACATCCTTCTTCGCTCGGTTCATTTGACTCTCCTTGTTCTATTTTTGATAATCTATGGTTAAGCTCGTTTAATTGCGCATTAGAGCTAAAATGCTTATGCCACCGTCTCTCTAATATCCAGGCGTCAGCCTGCCAGCGCTCAGGTTTAGCAGCAATCATGTCAGTGTGTTCTCTAATGCGTTGCATCTCTGCTTTTTTTATGTCCTGCAAAAAAGTTGAGTAATCAGAGTCTATACCGCTCTGTTGATGCTCTTCTCCCATCTTAAGCCAGTCATAAAGAGTGCGTTCTGCGATTCCGTTGGCTTGCGCTGCGTATTCATAAGGTATTCGATGTGAAATAGCATCAACGATGGCACAACGACGCTCTGGTGTGAATTTAGAAGGCCTGCCTATCGGCTCCGAGGTATATTCAATAGGAACTCTTGGTTTTCCACCCATGACTAATCCTTTAGTGAGTTAAAAAAAATACTACTTATCCTTTTCATTGAGTGCGAACATAATTAATACTAAAACAACTGTTTCAAACCCATCCGCACTAGAAAGCAACTGATTCATTGTATTGCCATCTAATGTTCCATATCTGAAAGCTTGAAATAAATTTACAATAAATTGCACAAAACATAATAAAGCGGGTACAGAAATAGCAACTTGAGGCTTGGATTTTAAATATCTACGAAGCTTTTTCATAACCATTTCCTTGTCTAGTCCATAAGCTCGAAATGCACCAAATCATTTAACATGTTTTTGCTGTTTATTTTACCTAGGCCATGCCATGAACCACCCCATCGAATGGCATGTGTTATTTTGCCCTCATCCTTTAATTTCTGTGCAATTCCTAGCACATAACCACCAAACCAAAATGATAATCTGTCATCATCAAAGTTTATGGGGTAAGGCGCTACATCTACTGCCATTGCAGGCTGATGATTATGTTTTCCATCCGGAAAATGTAGCCTTGAATGCCCCGTATTAAATGCCATTTCCTGCTCTTCCTGATTTCGATAGCCAGCTAATACGGTACAATCAAAATATTTAATTACTTCAAAAAATAGTGCCTGCAAATCCGTATGGCATGTTGAAAGTTTAGAAAAAGATTCTTGACTAAACTTGGGCATTCATATGCTCCTTAATAAAAAATTAGCTACGTAGATATTCTTCAATAATCTCTTTTCCATGCTCCCATCCGTAACAAAAAAAAGCCGCATACCCTACATTTTTCACTTTATCCTGGAAGCGCTCTTGAGAAATCCAGGTGGGTGTTGAGCGCTCAGAGGATGTATAAATTTTTCTTCTCTTCATCTCAAGCCACAACCCATGAAAGCCGTTTGATGGATAATAAATAAACATATCACTAACACCTGGTATTAGCCCCATAAGCTTTGCTTGAAGACCCTGTTGCGGCGTTCTTTTGCCTTCATTGTCATTCTTACAATAAAAATCTTTAAGAATCGGGTGATAATTAAGCCACTTAACGAGCGCTTTTTGTTCCTGATCCTCAAGGGGTATAATCTCCTTAATCTTGGGCTGTGTGTTCAATAAACGGCTTCCTGTATTTTTGTTTTTTTGTCCGCTGAGTTAACTTTTTTTCATCTTCTAGAGACTCTTTTTTGCCCTCAACATAATTTGGCATTCCATTATCTCTCCAAACCTTAATAAACGCCTCTAGAGACTCGATCTCAATTTTCCCAGCCATCATATCACATTTATCTAGATCGCTTAATAGTCGCGTCGAAACAAGCCTTGGCGAGACTCCTAACTTAAATCCTAGCCTGCTCAGAATCCTTTTGCATTCTTCCTTGCTCAGAACTTCCATGCTCTTTCACCCCTAACATCTCTCTAATTGCATCCATAGCAGCGCGTAGGTTATGACAATGCTCAAATCCTTTTGCGATGATTTTATTGCTCTCTGATTCCTCATCATGCGTTATAGCTACGGGAATGTCTTTCAATGGCTCGCCTTGCAACATCATTTTCACTGTAATGTCGTAGTTGCGCTCGAATATCGGGAAAGTATTTGTCCTAGGTAAATTGGCTAAATCGTATGAGTTACACATCGTGTAAGCATGATAAACGGCTTGATGAGACCATTTTTTTTCTGTGTTGTATGCTTTGCTGTTAATGCATGCTTCCCCATATGCATCTTCCACGCTTGGAATGCCTAACTCTTCTGTGGATGGGGTGCACCAAGAAATAAACTGCCCAGGGGTTGGAACAAAAGGATTTGCTAGAAGGTAGCAGCGATTGAGTCCATGTTTAATCTGCTCTATGCGATTTATCCCCGCCAAAACAAATGCCTTTAGCCAAGTCTTTTTAGCTTGAGTATAAGATTCCTTGTCAGGCCAAGCTTGCTTAAAAGCGGTAAAATTGCTTCTTAACTCACGAAATAGCCAATTGATTACCTCAGCGGTTTCTGGAGAGAGCGATTCTTCTTTCTCCTGTTCTCTTTGTTGCTTAATCTTCGATAAATCAATCAAATTAGAAACATGTTTCACAGCTGCACTCCTTCAATCCATGATGTATCAGTATCATCATATTTTTGATTCTGAGCATATTGATAAGATGATATTTGATTTCGTTTTTTCGTTATTTCATCGTTCCATCTCTCTTGATTTATGTAGGTAGCTGGGTTAGGTATAAACCCTCTTAACCATTCATCGTCATGAACAACCTGTTCTGAAAGCTTTGAGATTATTGTATCGGCGATTGAATCCAATTTTTTAAGTTTCCATTTGAGTTCACACACGGCGCGAGCCTTTTTCTTTGGATAAAGATTCCAAAATTCATTAAACCTACTCAACCCCTTTGGGGTAGGGGATTTGTTATATTCTTTTATTTGTAAAGATCCTTTATTTGTTGTAGGTGCATTCTCCAGATGCCTGGGTTTTC